CGAATCAACCCTTGGGTGCGAAGGGAGATCACTTAGATCTTTAATGATTCAGTCGCCAAACAACACTCACGAATAGACTACAATAAGCTACGGTTTAATTACAAAATTAATCATACATCTATTCTACTGCACACAGGAAAAACAACACAGGAGTGATTTACAACATGCGACAATGAATACCACCAACCAAAATCACCATTACGGTAGTAAAGGAGACAAACACACGCACCTCGCAAATAAGGAAGGAATTCAACCCGAGCCTCCGTAACTACCGAGACCTCCCAGGTCATACTTGTCAAAGAATTCATCATTTCCATACAATCTTTCAAGAGTTTGTTCTTTAGTTTCCTCAAAATCACCCTCTTCATCTGAATTATATTTCTCATCGTATTCAGCGTCCATCTTTCTTCGCCACTCCTCCTCGAGCATAGCCAACCTCTGCTCCTCAGCAGAAGCATCCTTGAAATCCACCTCCTCCTCCTGCAGACCAGCTTGGCTGTGTTGAAAGTCCTCGTCAAAGGCGTTTTCCTCAAGGTCAGGGTTATCCCCCCACCTGCCTCTGATATGAGCTCTCGACTTATTAATTTGTTCTTGAGCCAACCTCCTCCGTTCTGCTGCCCTCTTACGCAAGCGCTCCAACTTCCTGGCTCGCTGTTTATAATTGGGTGGAATAAGGTGAGCCTTTCGTTTCTCAACTTGAGGCGCAACTACTTCTCCAGACATCTTCTTTTCCAGTTCCGTCGAAACCTCTCTTCCCGCTCTTCTATCGATATCAATCCAATTATCCGATGGTTCAAGCTCAAGCTCCTTTAACAGCGCTTCCTCCTCAGCTGTAAACTCAAGATTTCCAGGCTCCGATACCACTACCTGTCTTCTTGCGTCTACCGCATCTTCGCCGCTCAAGAATAATGCCATAAACCACCGCCTCGTGGGGAACTCCATAGATTCTTTACTAGCCATACTGATATACTCAATCAGTGAATCAGGTGCAGTCCCTCCCAACGCAGTCAGTTCTCCTTGTAGCGGTTTGTACTCCAGGGCTCGATAGGTTTCATACATTCTACGACAAACGTTGTAGAATAAATTGTTAACAAACCCTCCCGATGCACATAAACCAATACACTTTGACATCAACTTGCTCAATCTCATCTTATCATTCTTTGATACCTTCGAATAATACAAATTAGCTCCGAACTTCTCCATATCTGGCACAGGAACTAGGCCTGATAACCCGTCCACTGTCACACGACGGATCTTCATACCAAGGAACGCTCCATCCAACTCCATCCGTTCTGGGTCGAACAGGTATGTCGTCAAAGTGGATTCCTTCAAGTCCAAATTTAGATCATTCATCACAGCTCTCCGTACTCCAGAAAGTCTTTTCACAACATCATCATGGTCCTTGCATTTTCTCAACATACCTTCTGCACGGTACGTTATTCTGGCTGAACCAACCATGTCCGCATCTGTTGTGCCGTTCACCCCACTATTTAGTGAGTGCCCTTCCTTCCGCACTACTAAACCGTGGTGAACAAGAATCTGACAATTGGACATGTAATGTCCATAAAGCACTCCTAAACGATACCATGCTTTATCCAAATTCTCAGCCATATCTTTCAACACCTTCTCTGCCCCACATGCTAATGTGTTTTTGCACAACGCCATATCCATGTGTTTGACATCTGGTAGTGTATACACAACATCGCCATTTTCACAAACGATTACCCACAACTGGTCATCACCATAACTTAGAAAATACGCCCCAACTCCTTTAGCCTTCCGAGAAGCAATCCATGACATTAGGTCGGTAGCACCACCATAATACCATGAAAAGCCAATCGCAGAGATTGAGTTTGAGTTTTGGAACGCATTCATTCTACCTAACGAATATGAATCCATGATTATCGTAAAGAGCATTCGTAGACTGCCTGGATAAACAAAATAAGGTCTCGCTTTGTCAAAAGCCTCATCACGAAGACTCAATTCTCTTTTGTTTTTCAAGAGAACTAATCCATTTTCACGATGATCAACTTCCAAGAAAGTTTTCAATTCCTTATATCCAATTACAGCCAATTGATACAAACTAATTGCTCCTTCAAAAATCTCCTCAATATGGTCAAAAACTCGATCCTTAGGGTCAAACCACGGTGCACCAGCTGCACTTTGGTAATTCATCGCAGGATGACACTCACTCGGATTCTTCCCTCTCAAATCCAACATCTTCGTCTTGTCAAAAGGCAAAACTTTATAGACGTAGTTTCGCTCAGCTTCATCCAACTTCATGTCAACTCTCCTAACACCCTTTCTACCGAGTCCAACACTCCACCTCTTCATCAGGCCTCTCAAAGTTCCACCTCCATAATAATAATCATTTATTTTCGCCGTTATCTCTTTGAATTCTTCTTCACTCCCTTCTGCTCCTTTCTTCGACATACATGTTTGTATACATGTACCTGCCAAGTTATCCGCATAACCGACCGCGAAGTTTTGGAACATGTTCTTTGCGATTGTGTCTTTACCAGCCACCTTAAAACTAACCATCTCCAAAAACGATAAACCAGAACACTGATCTAACAAATCTCGAATTTCCCCATCTTTCATTGAGGCTGTTTCACCTTCTTTGACAAGTGGAATTTCAAAATTTTTCACATTCGCATGGGAGTATGGCTGCGGATTGTTCACCAATCCTACGGGGACAGACTTTATATCTTTCCTTCCTGCCATCAACCGCTTGAAAGCGATGATTTCGTGTACATCATGTTTACCGCTGGACATAAATTCTTCGTAAGATTGCATGACTGAGACTGATTGAATGATACTGTTTCTGCAAGCAGAAAAGTAGTTTCTTTTTAATACGGTTAGAAACAAATCACCGACCATTTACCTATGGCTTTATTTATTTTCACAATTTAATCTTTCCTGACACTACAAGTAATTTAACGTTTCAAGCGTCTGCCCTCCTCCACTATACACAGAAGGATGAGAGCGCCCAAATTTGGAATTTAATCCAAATACCTCTTGGGCTGTCGATATGATTTGAGGGCCTGACTCATACAAAGTCTTTGCAAGATTTTGTAATGTATCAAATCCTGGAGTGTAACTGCTTGACGCATTGCCTGGGTCGACAATTCCCGAAGTAAAAATCGTGAACACTTCGAGATGAAACACTGCCTCATAAAAGACTGTGACACTTGCTGGGAACCCCGTCCCTGCAACGTATAATTCTCCTGATGAAACGGGGGTATTTCCAATTAATTGGAAATCAAAATCGTTTGCATCACGTGGTCGCCAAGTCACTTGTACAGTTTCATTACCCCACGCCATCTGCGCCTGGGGCAGATTAAGACATTGCGTTGGAGTATTCGTACTAGACAAGGTGGCACTGGCTCCAGTAGAGGCACTGAAACCAACCATGACTCCGGGTGCAGCCGTCATAGCTTGACCAACTCGTACCCTCAGACCACCAGAAATTACTCTGGCATAAGAGAAGATACCTAAATTGGTAGCATTCGAGCATACCCCATATCCATAAGTGACCGCAGACGTTGCGCCGCTATTGCTACCTCCAGTAAAATTACCGGAAGTACCAATTGCTGGTTGGGCACCGACGATGAAAGAACCATCGGCGTTAGCGGCGAAACTTCCGCGAGCATAGGCGAAAGAAAGGACTGTTGGAACCATGCATCCAAATCCCAAATGCACACCTGGGTACTCGAAAGGATCGTTTATCGTCTTAAGATACGCGACTTCGAATGCACTGCCGTTTGCTACTGCCTTGGACATCTTTTGAAGTTTCTTGTTTTTGGAGTTTTTCTTCTTCGTTCTTTTTCTCTTCTTCCTCTTCTCGACCACTACCGCAACCTCTTTTTGAGGCACTACTGGACGATGGAGGCTGAGAATTTCTTTGATTTTGACCATTAGGAATTGCAAAAGAAGAAATCTTGGTGTGTGAAAATTGTTTCTCCTGCTCACTGGAGAAGCAAATGAATTG